AAGCAATGCAATTGTAGCCGAAAAGGTATCCGTAAAACGGAATATCTTTAGATGTCTGTTACAAACAGACAAATTATTCCACCTCTACAGTGAAGGGGTGGACAAAGATGGGGCCTTGAGCATTGCTCACCTCATCTCAACGCGTGGCCTCGCCAATGGCAGCCAGCGTACTATGGAGAAGGCTCTTCTCCGGTTTAAAACGCTCGTGGGTCACGAGCGGGTAACTGATGCAACAGTGTTGCATAAGATGTCCTTATGCGCAGAGCGTATAGGGAGAATCTGCACGACGTTGTCGGGCAGGTCGTTGAGCGGAGGCCATGTCTCCCTCAATAGCGCGGGGACATTAGATGTCCCGGCGAGCCTCGGTGGCAGAGCCACCGACGCATTAACCGACATGCGACGGTTTCTCAATGAGAAACCCGCACATGCCGAGTCGATAGACTACCCCTTTGGGACAGTCTACTACCCCCCAGGGCAAAGCCGCTGGAGGGCATTCGGTCGGGTCTTTGAGTCCGACCGTGAATTCCTCAGTCCATCGGACGGGGAAATAATTGACCGCGGAGCAAAGCTCGCGGGCTGCAATGAGTATACAGGTTGTATGCTCTATACCGTTGCCTGGACAATGTACCAGGAATGGAAACGGGACCACGTCAATGACGATGTCCCGATACGCCAAGTTACTGTATCGGAACCTGGCGGAAAGGCCCGGATGGTAACCACCGGACCCTGGTGGCTTGTTGCACTGCAACAGCCAGCGGCGCACGAGATCAATGATCTGCTTGCGTTTCACCCTTCGGCACACAGTTGCCTACTGAGGTGCGATCAGGCCTGGCAGGCACTTAGTGTCTGGCAGAACCTGAAAATCAGGTCTCTCAATGAGGACCTGTATGTTCTTTCAAGCGACTTGAAAGAAGCAACCGATGCTGTTCCATTGGATATAGCAACGTGTCTCATCGAAGGATTCCTTCGAGGTGTAGGTTCCACAAAGTGGGACTTTCTCGCCCCCCTAATAGGGAAACGGACCGTCTTCACTGAAGACGGGGATGTCATTACTCTTCGAAGAGGAGTGATGATGGGAGAACCTCTTAGTAAGAGTGTTCTTGTACTCCTCGGCCTTGCCGTGGAGGAACTCGCTTATAGCGAGTACTGCGGTCTCTCGCTGAGAAGACCGTATACGGGTGACGTGCGCCGATGGCGCGGTTATCACCTAGGAGGGGACGACCACATCGCGGTCGGACCTTTGGATTATCTTAATAAGATAACCGAAAATCACAGAGCCTGTGGTTCTGTGATCTCAC